CCCAGGTTAAACCACCTGTATTACCAGACTGTGCTGATAAGAAATATCCATTTGTAGGATTATTAGATACATTAAGCTGTGCTTCTGATACTGTGCCAGCACTTGGTGTTCCAATACTTACAGATGCACCAATAGTAACAATAAAGAAATCAGCACCAGATGGAGGTGGATCACTAAATATAATTGATGCACCATCTAAAGCAAAACCTTCTGACGGCTGACCTGTACCTGCATTTGGTTTTTGTATAACACCATTAATGCTGACAATCATTTGTTGTGCAAAAGCACCTGCATTACTTAAATTAAATTTATATGCAGAACCATTAAATGTTGCACTATTACCACCAGTACCACTAAAGCTACTAAGAGTATTAATAAAGAAACTACCTATTGTTTGTGTTTCTTCCCAGGCACTAGCAGTTGCGTTATATACAAGTAACTTATCTAAAGTAGTATTAAAGAATAAATCACCATCATCGTTGTCAGATCCAGGGTTAGATGATCCTACTCTATACCTTGCCGCAAAATCATTTACAGAACCGATATTACTAGCAACTGTATTAACATTGGAAATAGATCCAGCAACAGTTGTTACGTTTGAGTTGTTTCCAGCAACGGTAGTGACATTTGCATTGTTACCTGCGACAGTTGTTACGTTTGCTGAAATTCCAGCAACTGTGTTGACGTTAGAAATATTATTTCCAACAGTATTGACATTAGCAATAGCATTAGCAACTGTATCTATTTCTGATGTTGTCTCTTGTAAATCAGCCGCCGCTGTTTCAATTTCAGAAACAGTTTCGTTTAAGTCATTAGCTACGGTAACAACTTTAGCTATATCTGCGGCAACGGTATTTACGTTACTGATATTACTCGCTACGGTATTGACGTTTGCTATAGATCCACCAACATTATTTACATTAGTTATTGCCCCTGCTACTGTGTTGACGTTTGTTAAATTTGATCCTGTTATATTTAAATCTAACCAAGTAGTATTACCAAGGTCGTAAACCCTCATGATATTAGAGGTTGTATTAAAATATAAAGCTCCGTCTACTAATGCATTGCCGTCATTATCAAGAGTTGGATTAGAAGATTTAGTTCCTAAGTACCTATCATCAAAAGAATCTAATGCGGCTTCTGCCGCTGTCTTTGCAGTTTCTGCGGCTGTCTTGGCTGTCTCTGCCGCTGTTTTAGCTGTATCTGCTTGAGTCGCTTTTGTTGTTGCTGTTGAAGCAGAACTTGCCGCCGCTGTTTGACTTGATGCCGCCGCTGTCGCACTATTAGCGGCCGCTGTAGCAGAAGTAGCCGCCGCTGTTGCTGATGACGATGCGTTAGTTGCTTGTGTAGTAGCTGTTGCCGCATCTACTATTAAATCCCAATTAGCTGAATGTGTATTAGTTGTTAATGGTTGTGAGCCAGAAGATGTATGTGCTGTATTACAAAAGAAAATATTTCCAGTAGAAGTATCTTTAACTAAATCTCTTACTACATAAGCACGACTTGCAGTCCAGTTTCCTCTATATGTACCTAATTCTTGAACGACATTAAACTCACCTAAATTATCAAAACCTAAAACTTTGTTTGCACGAGTTGTAGCATTTTCTGTAATTTCTAAACTACCGATAGTATTGGTTAATGAAAAGCTAATAGACCTATCTAGTTTTTCTTGCTGTTGTTGATGCAAGATCACTGCCTTGTCTAAAGCATCATTAATAACCTCTGGATAAAAACCACCTTGGTTTGTAAGATCTGTACCTTGCAATGGCTCTAAAGCAGAGGTAATAACAATAGAAAATCCACTTGCTAAGTTTTGATTATTACCACCTGATTTTAAAGTTATACTTCCACCAGGATTACTATTTTGATCAGCATTAAGAGTAACTATATAATCATTACTAGCACCAAGAGTTAATGTTGTTTCTATACTGGTACTTGCTTCTAGCTTTTTAACAACAACATCTGCGTCAGTAAATACCTTAAATGCAAATGGATATGTATGAGTATTCCCATTACCAACAAGTGGATTCGTCTTTCGTGTAGTCGAATTTATAGTCATTAACTAGACTTTTTCACTATCTTATTTAGGTTACCAACAACTCTTTGCTTTACGGTCACACCTTTATTTTCCTGTGCCTTTTTTACCTGTTATCAAACCTCTTAGGAAATCAAGTGGTCCTTTAGGAGTAACGTCACCACGTTGTACATCTCTAAAGTAACCCCATGTTCTGCCTATTGGTGTAACTGGCAAACCAAAAATTTGGTTAAACATAGTAAACGAATCTCTAATTTGCTTGCCAGTTACTCCTTCTAGACCTTCTGTAACTATTGTTTTTGGAAGATTTAATACTACACGAGCCGAATCTTGCAACATTTCAATACTAGGACTAGACACTATATCATCATCCCAAGGCTTATCATTAAATTGATTAATTGGTAAGAAAGCAAGTTGACCTGCAACTGGTATTAAACCTGCTGTGTAATCAGCAACATCTCCAAAAGCCGCTTTTGCTATATCGTCAAATATATATCCATCATCATTTTCGTCTTCTATTCTGCCACCTACTCCTCTCATAATAATACCTGCTACAATTGCCGGCATTATTACTGTATATAAAAACATATAAAACGCTTGCTCAGTACCTTTGCCTTTATTTTTAAAACCTAAATCATCTTTTGCTAATTTCTGATATTGAGTAAAACTTAAATTTGCAATCATATTAAAATAACCAGAAAATTGTAACATTGATTGTATTATGGGGTTCATGTTTTGAAATGCCGCTCTGTCTTCTGGCAATAAACTATCTTGCGTCATACGCACATTTGCATCTGCTTGTTTTATTGCTTCTTTCATAATTTCTGCATCACTCGTGTTTGAAGACATATCTTCATGTACTTGGTTATAAGTTCCTATCCAAACAATAGAATCTACTACTCCTTGAAATGTTTGCTGTAAAAAATATCCATGATGTTTGCCCCACTCTCGTGCTTTTTCAAATTTGTTAGGATTAATAATTAATTCGTTTAATCTATCTTGTATATCAAATATTAAATTTTGTTGTCTATCTGCCATAAATGGTGATGCTTTCGCAATCATTTGATTTACTCCTTCCCTATCTTTCATATATTTAAATAGACCATTTTTTAAATGTCTTGGTTTTACTTTTATAAGTGCAGGGAACAGACCTGTAAGCTGTTGAAGTGCGTTACTAACATTAGCAAACATAATAGCTATACCCCCTCTACGTTTTTGCGTTTGTATAACACGGTCAAATTTTGTACCAAATCCAGAAGGTGAATATGTTTTCTGACTAGCCGCTGATTGCAAATAAGGGATTATCATTTCATCTTTAATAAATGGATCTATAATTTTTAATTTTTTTGTGAAGTCTTTATCATTGACAATTTTTAAAATATCATTTAATACTGGTTGCACATAAGAATAACGTAATGTGTCATCAATATGTTTTGTCATAAAACCTAAATGCAATGATAAAGGTTGATAAAAAGTTTCAACACGTTGTTTAGTCATGCCGTCTTTAACTTTTGGTAATGAATTTTTAAATTCCATTTTCATAGCAGTTATTTCTTCTTTTAATTCAACTTTTGTCATATTAGGATCACCTTTTGCAGGTACATATCCACCTCTATATTCACCAAATCTGTTTAATATAGGTCTTGCTTTTTGTACTTTAAAATAATATCCTTCAGTTTCTTTATGCGCCTTCTGTAAAAGTGGCAACATTTTTTCATTTAAATCCCATACTGCCTGTATAAAATCATAATCATTCTTAGTTAGAATGCCTTCGTTTTTCATTCGTGTTTCAAACGCATCCCAATGTGTTCTATCTAACGATCCATCTTCGTTTAATTTTCCCCACCCTCTACCTAATAATAGTTTTGTTAAATTACTATCATTTCCAGTATGTAACATAGCTCCTAATAATTCGACTTTACCTCTGCCACCACTTTGTGATCCAAATTTATATGCTTTAGAACTTTCAGAAACCATTGCAAACTCATTTGCAACTATTGTTTCTTTGCCAAAATCAACAGAATTAACTAAATCAGAATATTCTTTTGTAAATATAGTTTGTGCTTGTCTGTATTGATCCAATGTTGATTTCATTGGATACCACAAAAGATTATAAAAATCACCTAACTTCCCACCTTCCAACTCTAATACTGCTGATCCAGTTCCTTTTTTTAAATTACTTGCACCATCCATCATGTCAACCCAAGGCTCCATACGTCTTAATTTTGCACCTGTTTCTAAAAAGAAGTTATTTAGGTTATATAAAAATGTGTTAGGAACAGCTTCTGTTGTACCTTCTGGCGTGTCTCTTCTTTCTCTTAATTTCTTACTCCTTTCAATTATTTCATCTTGTCGATTATTTAATTTATCAACAGCTATTTGTTTATCTATTAATTTACCTTCGACTCTTATTTGGTTAACACGAAGTGATTGATACCATAACGAATCAATTAGGTCGTTAAAAGTTTGAAATTCTTCGTATGTTAAATCTTTTAAGCTTTGCTTACTTTTGCTTGCTCGTGCATTTAAAATCATCGGTTCTAACTCTGTATATAAATCTGGGTCATATTTTCTTAAATTTTCTATGTATACATTTGAATCTTCAACTGTTGGGCCAAGGCCATAAGAAGATAAAATTACACGACCTGCATCTATTAAATCTGTCTCTCTTTGATACTTACCTTTTTTAGTTAATTTTTTATCTGATTTTTTAAAGAAATTGTTTTTATACTTTTTAATTGCTGTATTGTATTCTTTAATTATTTCTATAGATTCTTTAGCTAGTTGGTTGTTTATTAACTGTGATCGTTTTGCCTTGATTGCATCTTTTATGGAATCCTCATCTTTTCTTTTCATTGCTACTTCAGTTTCTTTTAAAGCTCTAGCTTCGGCACGAGTAAATTCTGAAGGTCGTATTTCTGATATTTTTTTGTCTGCTAATATGTCTTGTGCAACTTGCCTTGCCGCTTCGACTTGAAAGCGTACTGGACGCATTGCTTTAGCTAATGTATTTAGTTCTACAGCTACAAATCTGGCTCTTGCTTCACTATGTATAGCATTTATTATTTGCAATTCCTGTTGTCTTGGATTTACTAAGTCACTATGTATCTCTAACATACGTTGTTCTGTACGTTCTGTTATAGCTTCATCAATCGGTTGCAATGTGAGTAATGCATCTATCATTGATAACGCATCTGGGAAATCAAACATATCTGCAACAAGATTTACATCTAAACCTTCTTTAGCAACCATCCCATACTGACCAGTACCTAATTCTTTAATTTCTGCATTAAGTGCGGCTTCGTCATAAAACGGTAAAAGTCTTTCTAAGCTACTTTTAGATATTTTATGTTGGCCTTGAACTTTAATTACTTCACCTTTATCATTAACAGTTTCACCACGTTTTAAAAACATTTGAACTTTGTATCTTTTATTTTGTAAAATTTCTTTAGTAGCTATTGCTTTTTCTTGTTTATATAACTTATTTATTTTTTTATCTATTTCTTCTTGAATTTTTGGCATTTTTTTTCTTACCCAACGCACTTGTTTCATACTGTCTAATGTCATTATTTCTAATGTTTCATCCTCTGCTTCTTGTAACGCTCTTGTATACTCTGCCCATTCCGCATCATTCATGCCACTTTGTTCTTGTGTTTGGAACATAGCTTTTAAATCATATATTTGTTCTGCTTGTATAATTTGTTCATCAGTAGCTAACATCCGATCCATAACACTTCTTACTTCATCAGTAAGAATTGGCAAATCTTTTCCAGTTTCTCTTTTATATAATTCGTTTAATCTTGTACTTACATCTTGATAAACCTTTTTTATAAATCTTGCAAATTTTCTAAATAAATCTTTCAATCCTTTACTTGGTGCTTTTTTGTCAAATAAATATTGTTCAAAATTATAAGCAAACGCTTCGTGGTACTCTCTCTTTTGATTTAAATCAAAACTTTGCCATGTTTCTAAATCTTTTACACCCCAAAAATTTAATAAGGTATCAAAATCAGCAATTAAGTCTGGTGGTGCAGTATCTGTAGCAACTATATTTTCTAAAACAGTTAACATATAATGTGCTGTCTCATGTGCAAACGTAGAAAAATCTGCTTTTTCTGTTAATAAAGTTGTTAATGTAGTTGGATCAAAACGTCCTCTTGGACCTTCAGAAGCTTGTTGTTCAAAAAACTCTCCTGTTTTTACTTGAACAGATCCTCCAGGAGTTCCAACTGAGAGTCTGAAATCTCTTCGTCCATTTGGGAATTCATCATCGAGACTAAGTCTAGAAGGGTCGATCCGGATGGCAACAGCGGTATCACCATAGCCAGTATCTGCGATAGCTCTGGTGGTAACGTAGACATTAGGTTCTCCAGCACTTCTAAGTTCACTGGTGGCTTTAATTCTTTCTGCTGATTTTCTGTCGGTGTGGTGGTAGACGGTGACAGTTCCATCTGGGTTGAGGGGGAGTCCTGTGGCCTCGTCAATTTTTCCTTGTTGCTGGAAAGTTTTTCCAACTCCAACGCTATCTCCTCTTCCCTCATCATCTCGTTGAATTCCTGTTGACTGCTCATCGGACTGTAACTCATTGTCAACCTCCTTTATAGTGCTTTGTATAAGATCATCTGATATACCCATTGTAGCAACAAACCCGGCGGCGGCATTTGCATAATCAGGTGCTTCGTTGTCTTCGTAACCTGTTTCGACAACTGCTTCTTTTAACTTTGCAGAGTCATATAATTTTTTTTCTGGATACCAAACAAGTGCCTGTAGATCTGCCATTGTTAAATTTGGATTTTGTCTTTGCAATGCTTCTAATACTTGTGAAAATACTTTGACCATATTTCTACGTTCTACAGGACCACTTGGTGTTTCTTTTTGACCATCGTTGTCTTTTGCTAAACCGTTCCCTTGTTTACGCAATAAATCTCCAAGACTTGTTGTTTTGTCACCTTTTCTAGGTTGACCCATTATCTCGATAAATGTATCGTAATTTTTTTGATCTTCTGCAAATGTCGCTATTAATCCCATTTGTGTCGGAATACCTTTACCTGCTGACTTATTTTTTATAGCTAACGCTACGTTATCAATATCTCCTAATGTAAGTTTTCTACCTATTAATGCTTCAAATGCCTTTTTCTGTTCTTTAGTTAATGCTCTTATTATTGACTTTATGTTTTGTCTTTTTTGTTTTGCTAATCGCTCTCTATCTAAAACTAACGTACCTGTCATGCGACCCCATGTACGCATAGCCCATCTGTCTACAGTCAATTGTTCATAATTACCATATAAATTTGCAAAAAAACCATTACCAATTTTTGGACCAATAATTGAAGAACCGTAGACTATATCTCCCATACTGAAATCACTAGGTACTTTTATTTGAATTCCATCTCTATCTTTCCCAACAAATTCAGTTATTTCCTTCACTGTGTGCTTAGTTTTCATAAATTCTTCTAATTCTTTAAAAGGTTTTTTATCTAACAAATCATTTAATCTTCTAAAAGATTTTTCCATTGCTACTCTAGATTCACCACCTGTCTCTTCACCTAATTCATTAAGCATCAACTCTGGCAAACGACCTTTTCCTTCACCTAATTCTTCTTCTGACCTCAACCATTTTTCATATACATCTGCCGCATATTCAAAGTTCTTATCTACTTTGATACCATTACTTGTTGTTGCTAACGCCCATTTAAAAATAAAACCATGTCTAGTATCAGTAGCTAGTTTTGGATATACAAGAGAAAGCAAACGTACTGCCTTAGTTACTTTTTCGTTATACCAACCTATTGCGTTTGGGTTTTCTACTAAAGCATAATTTGCATCTGCTAATAATGTTTGTACTAAATACTTTTCAACTTCTGCTGTAAATTTAGAAACATCAACACCACCTTTTTTAGCTTCTTTCTTTACACGATTCTGTATTTCTAGTTTAAAATCTCTATTAGTTTTAAATGGTTTGCTTTTCGCAAAGTCAAAATTTTCTACAATATTTGCCATCTGAAATACAGCTTGTGGTACTGGCTTACCTTGTTTTTGTGTTGCTTTTTGCTCAAAAATTTCTAATGCTTGTTGTTCATATATATTATTTATTTCGTTAGACCAATTTCCATTGTTATCTACCGACTTAACACCATTAACATCAAAAACAACTACTTCTACAACTTCACCTGCTTCGTTTTTTAAAATAACTCCATCATGTCCTTCTGCCATTAATTTATTTCTATAATTGTCTGCCGCTGTTCTACCGCCTTGTTTTATATCGTATTTTAATTTTCTTAAATCTTCTATCTTTGGATTTTCTAAACGTGCATACAGAGCCATTACTTTGCGATCTTTTGCTTTTGCTTTTGTTCTTACACTTTTTTGCCTTGCATATCTTTCTGCTAATCTTTTGTCAGGAGTCAAATAAACACCAGTACCTGCAAAACCTGTGTCATATCTATTAGGATGATCAAGGTCAAAATAGTCAAAACTATCAATAGTTCCGTGGTACATAACTTGAGGCGTACCATCAGGATTAGTTAATTTAGATTTTCTAAACCAATTTTTAAATAATTGTGTTTCTGTTTTTATTGTGCCGTCTTGATTAAAAAATTGGTTGCTAAAAGTTTTTCTGTCTCTTGTATCTTTTTGTATGTTGTATTGAAATTGATTTAAAAATTGTAATGGTGTTATACCTAAAGCTTTAGAATAAGTATCAGCAAATGCTTGTGGCAATTCAGCCATGTCTCGTGCATCTTTTTCTCTATATCCAATATCTCGCAATTGTTTTGCAATTTGTCTTTTAACTGCTTTAGATTCACTTTGGAATTTAAGTAATTCTTGTTTCCTTTCATTCATCAATGCTTTAGCATCTGCCAAAAGTTGTGGTTGATCTTGAAAAAATTGATTCATTTCTGTTTGGCTATATTCATTTTCACCAATTTTTAAATGTGGAAATAATGCGTTTCCTAAATTTGTGCCAGAAATTTCTGATATATATTTACCTGCTGGTATTTTTACAAGTTTACCAACTGTACCTTCTTTAGTCGCATCTTCTAATTGTCTAACAACATCTGAAGAGAACATTTCTAATTGTTCTTCAGTAATTTGGTTGTTATCTAATTCTTGTCGAAATGTATTTACATCAAAATAAAAATCACTTATACCTGACTTATCTGCTAACGCTTGTTCATATTCTTGAAAAGCTTTGCTATTTCTAAGTTTTGTTTTGTCATCTTTACTTATTTGTGCTAATTTTTCTAACACAGAAGTTGTATCTCTAGCCTTAATCGCTTTATTCAAATTAGTTCTATAAGTTATTCCAGGTCCTATTAATCCAAACAAAACCATGCCTTTCATGGTTTCTGTTAATGTTGAAAAAATTCTGCTTCCTAGCTCTTCTGCACTAATTGTTTCTATCTCTTCTTGACTCATATCAGCAAACAAGTTTACACCTGCAATTGCAACCATTTCTTGTGCTAATTCTTGACCAGTTTCTGTACCTACAACTACCACCCAATCTTGAAGAAATTGTCGTGTAACAAAATTATATGTAAGTTTTTTTCCACTTCTACTAAGTGCATTTTTTGTGATTTCTCTTGAAAATCTATTTTTAAAAATTTTAGCTAACCCAGAACGAACAAACATATCTTTTAGTCCTGGTAATGCTTTCAGATACCTAGGCCCAATAAAACTTAAACCATATCTTTCTATAGCGAAATTAGCTGTACCTACAGCATTTGCTCTCCAAAAAGCTTCATTCATTGTATAACCACTTTCTCTTAGCTCTAACCATGAATGACCAGATTCAACCAGTTGAGTATCAAGAGCTAACTTATTAGAAAAAGCATTCCAACCAGTAAACATTCCTACAAAATTACCAATAGTTCCACCAACAAATGCACCTGCCATTTCACCACCAATTAATAGTGGTCCATCAGGAATGAAAAACCCTGCGGCTGTACCTATTTTTGTACCAAGCCATGTGCTTGCTTTCCATGTTGCTAATCCAGTTAAAGCGGCTTCTGGTATTGCAGAACCCCATTGCCCTGCAAAATAAGCAGTAGCTTCAATAAGGCCAACACCATCTGCATCATATTTTTGTATTGTGTCACTTATCTCTTTAAGTCTTTCAAAATCTTTTATATCCTGTTCAGTTGGCACATAATTAGGATCAAACCCTGTTTCAAGATCTATTATCTCTACACCTCTATACATTAACCTGTTAGCTAATAATCCCATTTCTCTGCTTAAATGGCCTTTATGTAAACCTTGCCATCCATCTTGTGGGATTGATGTTATAGTTTCCCAAAGACTTTCATTTTGAGCTAATCTTGGAATATTATCATGTGCTATAGCGGCAAAATTAGGATCTTCTAATTGCCTTGCTAAAACAGGATTTAACATTGACAATTCTCTTGCTCTTATATTTTGCCGTCTTGCTTCGTTTCTTAAATAATCTAATGAAGCAGTGCTATCTAAGATCATTTCGTCTGGTAAATTTAATTGATCTGCTAATCGCTGTGCTTCTCCTACTAAATTTGGATCATTTTGTGCAACTGACTCTAATAAAAGTTTTAATTTTTGATCTTTTTGTTTTGCTTCTGCTTGATAATATTGATCAAAAACATTGGAATTTTGTCCAAGATTTTGATTAAAACGATAACGATTATTACCCATTTGGGTTGTTTCATCGTTCAGATTGTAAAATGCATCAAATGGATTAGAATTAGTCATTTTCGTACATCAATTCGTAGATTTCAAGATTGTTATTTTTAAGAAAATCTTTTACATCATTTAGACTTTCTGGCTTGCCAAATTTTACCCATTCTTCTGCTATATTTTGTTGATTCATAGGTTCTCCACGCCTAAACAAGGAATGCATAATTTCAGTAATTATGGGTTGTGGAATATCTGATATAAATATTTCTTCTGGTTTTACTGTTCCATCTTCTTGTAGAACATTTACATTTACATATATATCGTCTTCTCTTCCTAATGACAAAGTACTTTGTAAAACATTTCTTTCTTTACCCCAACCAAAAGTACCTTGTACATTAACTTTATCCAGTAACACGTTATTTAATATATCTTCTTTTTCTTGCCTACTTAACTTCCTATCTAACTGTATTTGTGCATAATCTATTCTATCTTCCCATTCCTTGAAAATAGCATTAAATTCTTCTGCCTTGCCACCAAAGTTATCTTTGTACACCCAATCATAACCGCCAAGTTTAAACATTACATCTTTCATTAAGTCTTTATCGCCTACAGCTTCAATATAAGTTTGTTCGTTTTGATATCCTTCTGCAAGTCTTTTTAATTTTAAGAAATCTGTGTTAGATAATTGATATCTATGTGCGTCTATATTATCTCTAACTTCTTCTGGGTTATCTATTAGTTCTGCTAATGCTTCTGCATCTGATTCTTCTGGTTGTCCATCCTTTAATATTTTTTGATCTTTAATAGTAAATGCAGTTATATCAATGTTATTAGCCGCTAAATCTTTCCACCCTCCTTCTTTTGCAAATGCTATTTCTTGTGCGGCAATAAAGTTTTCATTATATATTCTTTCCTTTTCTTCTGTTATTTGATTGTATTTTATTTCTAATTCTTTCATTGCAGACTCTAATTGTTTCGGATTTGAAATTGTATTTTTTAAATGCTCCTGGTAAACCTCTATTGGTTGTAAACCTGTTATCTCACTAACTATGTCTGATGTTTTTATGTCTACATAACTTACATTATTTTTCAAAATTTCTAGATCTTTAACAACTTGATCTGCGTATGTTGTATTGTTTAACTCCCATTTATCAACAGCCTCCTCATATTGTTTAGACCCAGACCTTGTATTTGGAAAATCGTCACGAATTGGTTTTGTTTCAGTGCCATATGTTTTTTGAACCGCTTCAATAACTAATTCATTAAATTTGTCTAATATTTTTCCGTCTACTTCCTGTTTATAATCAAAATCAGTGTTATATTTTTCTTTGTCAAATTCTATTGAATTATATGCCGTTGTATAAAAACTGTCAGCTTTTTCAACACCTAACCTTTGTATGGCAAATAAATGTGTTGTTTGGTGTTGTGGTATTAAAGTTTTAGTAGAATCTACCTGATAAAATATTGATTTATTTCGTTCTGCTTCTAATAAAGCAAATCTTTCTGTTTGACTTAATTGTTCAACATTTAGTTCGTCTGTATTAAAACCAGATATTACAAGACCGCCATTATTATTATCACTATTATTATTACTTGATAAACCTTCTAATATACCCGCTTGATTTGTAAAACTATAATCAGTTGGATTATTGCTATTAATAATTGCATTTACAATTATCTCACCATTATGGTCATCAATAGATTCTATGATTTGTTCTTTTATTTCAGATATTGTTATCTCATTATCACCGTTAGGATCAAGGTAGTTTGCATATTCTATAGCGTCTGCACCTAAACCTGCCTCTTTTAACCTCTCAATTACGTTTGTATGTATACCCATATAATATTCACTTAATCTTTCTAAATAAATTGGGCTAATAGGTTCACCATTAGGTCCAATTTCAACTCTTAAATTTTCTCGTATTGCTTGTTCTTTTATTAATTCAGCACCTGCTTCCATCTCAAGTTTAAATATGCCATCATCAACTTTCCAGGATTCATAACTTTCTATAGCATTTTCTTGATGATTACCAATAGCAATCTCTGTTTCTTTATCTAACATTAATCGTTGTTGTTTCAACGAATGTTGAGTCATTAATGTTTGTTTATTTTGTATGGCAACTTGAGCCATATTTTCAAACATATACTTAACAACGCCATTACTTGCATCACCTTGATATTTTTCAAGCAAACTTTTTATTTGATTGTTAGCTTCGTCATATACTCTCGTAGTAGTTCCATCTTCTGGATTAACAACTTGTAAAGCTTCATAACCATCTTTATTTAAATATGCGTATGAAATTTCATTTAAATCCGCAGTAAAATTGTTATACAATCTTTTTGACTCAGCGTCATTTAACTCATCATCTAACTTTTGTATTATTTTACCTGTATCAGTTAAAGCTTTAGCACTTCTTGTTATGTCATCAGACACAACATCTTTCATTGGTTCTATAGAACCTGGACTAAATTGGACTTCAGAACCTGTTGTTAGTTCTTCATTTAATCCTGTCTGTAAAGGTACTCTTGCCATAATTAACTCCTCAACATACCGGGTGGAAGACTACTTACAAAGTTTGCACCACCTGTTAACAAACTGCTACTCATATTCATAAATGGACTAATAGATGATGCTGTTGCAAACATATTGCTTGCACCTACTCCATACATATCTCCCCTAATACCTACACCTACAGCTTCTAAACGTTTGTTTTGTGTTGCTCTAACTTTATTTGAATTCATTGTCATTTTATCTATCTTTGCCAGAATTTCAGAACTAACAAATGCATCTTTAGTGCTACCTACGCCCATCTGTATACCCCTAGCCGCAAAAGATGCTCTAGCACTTGATTTTGCACTACCTTGTTTTAATGTCGCTATTTGTATTTGCTTGTTATATGCTCTTTGTATATGTTGTGCTTGACTTTCTTTCATGCGTTGATTAAACAACGCCATATCTCTTTTATGTTCTAAACTTAATGCTAAACTTTTTGTTTTATATTTCTCTGCACTTGCCGCATAAAAAGAACCAACAGCACCACCAATAGCACCAAAACCTTGAGATATAACACCAAACTTACCTAGATTACTAAGATCTTTCCATCCGTAACTATCAGTCATTGTTGTACTTACCTCAACACCTGCTTATTTTTTAGTATACATACATAATATCTAATTACGGTCACACTATCCACCCATTGCTACTTCTAATGTTAAACCTACAACTGTTAGTGGTAATGGGTCAGTTTGACGTACAAATAACTGTCCATTATCTTGCCATGCAGGTGTAAGCATTATTTTTATATCTTCTGTTTTTAAATTTGGCGGTGTGCCATATGGTTCTGTTGTACGTTGTTTTGCTTCTACTAACTTATCTGCACTAGGACCTGCAAAAATACCAGACGATTCTAGTACTCTTAGCCATACATGGTTTAGATTTTTAACTCTACCTTGACCAAATGCTTCTACCTGTAATGCCATTGGTAAAGTTTGAAGATCACTTTCAATTGGTAGTCCAACATGAACTACACTAGCCGCACGATCTAAAGTAATAGAGCCACTAGATACTGTTCTTTGTGGATGTACAGCACCATCTGCCAAAATATTTACTGTTTTTCCTTCTAGCCATGAAATACCAGATATAACATTTCTTGCAACTTCAAAAGTTGTTATGCCTGTATTACGCAAAGATGCAGGTAAATCCTTGTCTAGTTTAACCGTAGCTACTGTTGCATTTGTAGTAGCAGTAATATTGCACCTGTAATAGGTTGTACCGTCAACTAATACAATTGCATCGCCTACGTCATCAACACTAGGAGGAGCATTAAATAAATTATAATTAGCAGTTATAGTAACGCTTTCTCCTTTAGTGTAATTTGTACCACCAGAGATAGTAACCGTTCTGGAATTATTAGTATTTGTACCATCATATGTTGCACCTGCATCAACAAAGAAATTATCACGTTGGGTTGCAAATAACCTTGTACCCATACGTTCTATATATCGTTTAGATGCACCGTTAATAGTTCTTTTTACAACGCAATAAGTAACGTCATCATTTCCTTCAGATACGCAAGCTACGCTTTCAAACGTGCCGTCTGTATCATGTTGATGCCATGCTCCTATTTGTTGTTCTGGAACATATGTAAGACCTAATAATTTACCGTTACTACTTACTGTCCATACAATAGGTATTGGAGATTTTGATAAACCCATATCTACTATTGTAAAATTATCAAATAAATGTGGCGCACGAAGAGATAAATCACCTGTTATAAAACCATTAGCTTGCCAGTTATAACCTAGTTCTCTTACATGACCGCCACGAGCCGCACCATATACCAAGCTATTATTAACAATTACTGGCTGTGCATTGTTTGCACCTACATATGACTGTGGTTTTACCGATATAGACGTAGGTGTTATAGCGTCACTATTAACAGAAGTTACTCGCCATTCTGCTGATCCTGTAAGCATAAGCAAGTTTGTTAATGGAACTATATGTCTTATAGTGTTTGCTTCACGAGCGGCAACTCTAAACTCAATACGGTCATCATCTCGTATAGGTAAACCAAAAGACATATTACTTTCAGTACCAGATTTAGTCATCCATATGTTTTGTGGTGCATTATTTGTACCTGCAAACACTCTACGTTGTTCAAAATAAGATACAGCACCAGGATAATTATTAGCACCTACAAAATCATTTTCATGTATTGGTGGTGTTCTAGAAAAATCTGGTGCAATATTATCGTCTACAAGTGTTGTCGTAGTAGTTTCTCCTAAAAAACCATATATACCACCTTGTTGTTTATATACTCTATATCGACTAGCACCAGTAACTGCATTCCATGTAATAGTATTTTTTGCTCCAGTAACAAATATATTGTTATTTACAGATGCCGCAGACGATTGATTACTTTCATCTACTAAATTAGCTTTTACTGCCGTAACGACATATTCGTGTGCAACATAAGTATCTGTATTTGTAGAGGTAGATGAAGGAATATACATAGCAACACTTACACCTCCAGGTGCTGATAATGGGCTACCAAAATCTATTACTTTTAATTCCCATTGTGTTGCACCAAGTCTTCTTAATTCTCTAGGTGCATGATTAGGATGCACTAACGTTATAACGTCAGCAGACTGCACATAATGCACATCAAATAATTCTGCTTCTAAATATGGATGAGGTATCTCATATGTCATGTCAGCAGGTAATGCATACCAATTAGTTGAGTTTGGTGGCTGGCTATTACTATGTGCTGTCTTAGAATAATAATTTGTTCCACTATGTTTAGCTATTGAACCAACTACATAGTTAGTAGCACCACTCCAAGCCGCTCCATCGCTATAATTTAATGTTGCACCTTGCGTATGAAATCTAAAATATTGATCACCAAACTCAAGGACCATAGTCTGAGTTGTATTAAATGTAAAAGATAATAGTCTTGTAGCTTTTGCACTAGTTTTTACTTCTTTTACAAATGCAAATCCTGGTCTATTTTGTGCAGGTCCTTGTGGTTTGGCAATAAAATTACGCATTGTTGCCGCACCTTGTTGGAATTTATTATCAGCAATACGGCCAAACATTTCTGGTGATATCTCTCCTCCAGAAAATGCTTGTTTAAATGTGCGTGTTACTGGCATAAATTACCTCCCAGATGTCCAAGGAACTATATGTTCTACGGTTATATCTCTTTGCAAGTTATCAGATTGCTTGGCTTGTGTTAAATATCCCGACATCATTTGAGTACAACGTTTTGCTTCCGCCGCTCCTTGATCTCCTTTAATTACAGGACCTGCCAACATTGAAGCAAGATGCCATGACAAAGTAATTACAAATAAAGGGGAAAATAACGATGGGTCAGTTATAAATGATTGATATCTCAACATTGCATTCTCTTGATTGGTATAAATCAAATCACCTTCCATTGCAAATTGTTGTGGTGTATATTGTCCAGCTACTATTGTTGGTGCGTAATTAGATGTTATTCCTCCAGGAGTGTCACCAGCAGACATTCTTGTAGCGTAATCATTTTGTGACGATGGAGATATTATTGCAACAGGGGTCATCATATCCGCAGGTGCTACATATGCATAATCCCATTGATCTAAAGAGTTAGTTGTTAATGCTAAATTGCCACGTTTTGCCGCAAAATTCCATGTATGCAATTCTAGCAATGTATTTCTTGCTATTGGATAAAACCTTGCGGCTTTTTCTGCTTGTGCTGATCCTTCTGGTGGATTCAGTGAAGCTATTGTTGCATCGTCACCCAAATGAGCTAGGGCGAGGTTGCAAATATCCACTTCAGTTGCCATAACATCTCCTAAAAAAAGAGGAGGTTAGCAGTATTACTACCAGCCCCCAGTGAGAAAATAAGAAAACCAATGCCTACTTATTTGCTAATTCAAGTTGGCTAATAAGAGTTTCTTTAGTTTGCCTTCTATCTAGTTCAATACCGATAGTACGGCCATAAACTTCAAGCTCTGCTTTAGTCATTGAATCATAATCAATTGATTTAGTAGTTGGCTTCACTTCAGTTTCTGAACCCACGGTTGTGTTAGACGCCACAGGTAGTTCAGCTTCAGTTCCACCAACTAATTCAATGTGTTTACATTGCTTTCCGTTATATTCAAACTCTTCACCAGCCTCTCGTAGGCCATCACCTACAAAACACTTAATCTTAGCTCTATAAATAGGCATAGGTTACTCCTTATTAAGATACGGTAAAGCCAGAAGCATAGTACTTCTGTCCGTCACCGATTGTTTCTACTACGTCAGCAGTAACTTTTCCAGCATTATAAGTACCAGAAACTGTGTATCTAGCACCTAAGTACCTTTTACCTTTGCCGGCAATGTCTGGATTGATGCGTACTACTACGTTTTTACCAACTGTTAGTGCCGCTGTAAGGATTGCATCGCTACTTCCAACAACAGTAGGACTAGACAAGTTAGCATTTGCGCTAGTAACAACTTCAAACTTTACGCTTGTACCATTTGCTAATGCAGTAGTAACAGCAAAGTTCATGTATAAAGCAGTACCTTCACCGATATCTCTAGCTGTTCCTAAATCAATAGTGTCAGTAGAGAATGCAGTTGTAGTAATTGCCTGATCTTCGCTCACTCTGAGCAGTTTGTCTGTAATCATTTTAGATCTCCTTTGTTAATAAATAAGTTAACTTACTGCTGATTCAGTATTAAGCAACGCATCTACTCTTCTTAGAGGAACACCTAAGAATGATAAGTAGCTTTGTGCTGTACCAAATTGTGATAAACCTTCTTGTATTGACAATACAGATTGTGATTTATCAAGAGCCGAAATAGCCATTCCAGAGTGAACTGTTCTATTCATATAGAACGCCGCTCTACCCATTGCCATGTTTGGTATTCTGTACAATGCTCTAGCCATTAGCTTGATAAGAGCAGTTGATGCAGTTGATGCCTGTGTACTGGATTGTCCTAATAGGTCAGAAATGTCAATATTGCAAATACGAACAACGTATCTCCAATCTTTAACAACTAAACCGTTCTTCCACTGATAACGAGTAGCAAAAGCTTGTAGTCTTGTACCGTCACTATTGTAAACAGTTTGCTCACCTAGATCTTCATGAGTTAATCCAGCTTTAGATCCTTTAGGGAAAGGACAATAAACTGTGTTATCACCCCAAACAACAAGATATACAGAAGCGTTATCAGAACCTGATCCACCTGCATTAAGAATGTTTACTGCGTTATCAGCAGATAAATCACCATATCTTGGTGCTAAACCTAAAAACTTCTTAGGATCTGTTCCAGGGTTACCGTAGAACAATGTCTCTGCTTGAGTTTGGTTCATTGCTTCCAAGAAAGCTGTGTCTTCAGATAGACGGAACTGTGCAGTGTTACCATTTAACATTGCTAAGTCTTTGTCTACTTCTGAACGTGCTTCTAGGATTCCACAAGCTTCGTCAATCTGTGCTGTTGTTGACTTGGTTGATGGAATACCTTGGTTTAACGCTCTCCAATAAACGCCAGGTAATCCTGTTCTAATAACTACACGTTCTCCAGTAGGTAAGTTACCTTCCTTGAACACGCAATCATCTAATATTTCGTTGGACTGTGATAATAGTTCTGCAACGATTGGAACTCTACCGTCTGGGTCAGTTCTTTTTGCCCAATCCGCTAGTGTTAAATTTGAGGTTGAGAGAGTAGCCATTAATTAACTCCTTACTTAATTTTGCTGATTAGAATATAGTGCATTGGCTATGCCGTTAAAGTCTTTTGGTACACCGCCTTTGGCATTTGCACCTTGAGAATTACCAACATAACTGTCCTCACTAATTGCCTTACCTGCTCGGTACATAAACCGAATTACTTCGGGATGATTTCCCAAGCCAGATTCTTGTAGCAACGACTTTAAAGCATCAGTACCAAACGCATTAAGTGATGATTTTGCAATTTCTAGATTAGCTCCTAAATTTTCACCACCAAATTCTTGGTCGGCTTGTGATTCATTTGCCCAATCTACTTTGACTTGTTCAACTACTTGTGCTTGTCTGGCCTGTATGACAGGTGCAACCTTGTCTAATACTTTTTGTGCGGCTTCCTGTGGCAGGTCAAGTTCTTTAGCGACTTCACCGAATGCTGTTAAGACTTCGGGGTCGAGTTCATCTGGTGCGTCAGCCACCTTTGCATTGAATTCGTATTTATCAGGTGCGCCTTCTTTTTTGGCTTCCTGTTCGCTAGTTTCACTTTCAACAGAGGATTCATCCGAATCTTGTTGATCCTGTACAGTTTCAGCTTGTTGCTGTGTGTCTTCAGTATTAGTTGCTTCTGCTGATTGCTCAGTTTTAGCTTCTTCTACTGGTTGCTGTGTGTTGCCTTCATTGGTTTGGTCGGCTTCCGTCATCAGCGTTTCTGACATTTTTTTGCTCCTTAATCATTGTCGGATATAACTCAGGACAGAGAGTGTGAATCAAGTTAAGTATTTGCAAACCATAGTTCCTGTTACCTTCGCTAAATGACATTGCCATTGCGTTAGTGTTGAACGATGATCGGAAA